TAGTCATAATCAATACCCGATATCACTATGATGACCTCTGTGGCTGGCTTCTGAAGCAACAGGAGAACATGTCCGACTATGAAACTATACCGTGGGAGGTAGTGAAGATACCGGCATGGCTGGATGAGGACGCCTCAGAACTGCTGGACCTTCCCATAGGAACGAGCTACTTTCCAGAGTGGAAACCGGATCGGGTACTGCGAATGGACGAAAGTGAGATCAAGGCCAGCAACGGAAGCCGGTACTGGAACTCACTGTACATGCAAGACCCCACGCCGGAAGAGGGTGGCCTCATAAAGAAACGCTGGATACAGGATTGGGAATACGAAGACCCGCCCAACTGTGAGTTTGTTATACAGACATACGATACTGCCTTCTCTACTTCTACCACCGCTGACTACAGCGTAATACAAACATGGGGCATATTCTACATGTATGACCAAGATGAGGAGGGCAGAGAGGACTTTGCAGCCCACCTGATACTTCTTGGCAACATCAAGGGACGCTATGAGTATCCAGAACTACGACGGCTGGCGCAGAAACTATACAATGAACATAAGCCCGATGTCTGTATGATAGAAAAGAAAGCATCTGGTCAATCGCTCATACAGGATATGCGTAGAGCGGGACTCCCGGTAATGGAATATAATCCTGACAGGGATAAGGTATCCAGAGTTTATGCGGCCAGCCCCATCATGGAAGCAGGTAGACTGTGGATACCCAAGAGTAAGAAGTGGGCAGATGATCTCATTGAAGAACTAATACGTTTTCCCAATGCGGCCCATGATGACCAAGTGGATGCCCTGACAATGGCAGTGCATTATATGAAGGAATCATGGCACCTTTCCCATCCTGAAGACCCCGAAGAAGAAGAGGATCGGGTAAGAGGTGGAAGGGCAACATACTGGAATGTCTGATAAAGATTTGGGATTTAGCAATTTATGTGCTATAATTAATGCAGGGAACAAATTTTGAATAGGGAAATAAATGGCTACTGAAAGAAATCCATACGATATGATGCCAGAAGAAGTTGGCAATGTTGTTGCTATGCCTGTGGAAGAAGAGGCCAACGCAACCTTTGAGCTTGATCCTTCAGATGGTGGTGTTATTGTTGACTTCTCTGAAGAGACTGTAGAGATGGAAGCATCAGAAGATGTTGCCGAATGGTTTGGTGATATGTGTGAACTTCTTGAAGAAGACGAACTAAATGATATCGCCAACGATGTTATTGAAAACTATCAGTCTGATAAAGATTCCCGTGCTGAATGGGAGTCCATGTTTGAGAGTGGCTTTGACCTTCTCGGTCTTAAACTGGAGCAGGGTTCGGAACCCTTTGAAGGTGCATGTACTGCTGTACATCCTCTCCTGATTGAGTCGGCAGTCAAGTTCCAATCCAAGGCATCCGGGGAACTGTTTCCATCAAACGGTCCCGTCAAGGCACAGATACTTGGTAGCTCAGATACTGAAAAAGAATTACAGGCCAACAGGGTTCAGAACTTTATGAACTATCAGGTAACGGAGCAGATGCCCGAATACTTTGATGAGTTTGAAAGAATGCTGTTCCATCTCCCGATTATCGGATCGGCGTTTAAAAAGCTGTATTATGACGCCACGACCAAGCGTCCTAAATCTGAGTTTATTCCTATTGATCAGTTCTATGTGTCGTACTATGCAACTGATCTTGCCAATGCTGATCGTTACACGCATGTAATCTATCGCAGTCCCGTAGAGATAGCACGGGATATTAATGCTGGTGTTTATCAGGCTGTTGATCTTCCCGTACCATCATCTAATAATATTACGACTTTTGCAGAGAAGATGGATACAATTATTGGATTGTCTCCCTCCTCTGATAGTGATCCTCAGTATGTGTTGCTGGAACAACACTGCTATCTTGATATTGAAGAGGAAGATATTCCTCTTCCCTATATTGTTACTGTTGAGAGTCAGTCTCGACAGATACTAAGTATTCGTAGAAACTATAAGCAAGACGATCCAAACAAAGAGAAAATAGAACATTTCGTTCATTACAGGTTTGTACCGGGCTTTGGTTTTTACGGATTAGGTCTTATACATTTCCTTGGTAATTTGACTATGAGTGCTACTGCGGCAATGCGTTCGCTGATAGACGCAGGGCAGTTTGCAAATCTACCGGGAGGATTTAAGGCCAAGGGAGTAAGGATGGTTGGTGATAACGAACCTATTGCTCCCGGCGAGTTCAAGGAGGTTGAAGCAACTGGTATAGATTTGTCAAAGGCTATTGTTCCCCTTCCTTATAAAGAGCCTTCCTCTACTTTATTCCAGATGTTGAATTTCGTAGCTACTGCTGGACAGAAGTTTGCGGACAGCACGGAGCAGGTTATCTCCGATGCTGCCTCCTATGGACCCGTTGGAACCACTATGGCCTTACTGGAAGCAAGCAGTAAATTTTTCTCCGCAATCCATAAACGGCTTCACAAGTCCCAGAAAGATGAGTTCCGTATTCTTGCACGGATTGACTATGACTATCTTCCCACTGAATATCCCTATGATGTTCCCTATGAAGATCGTAGTATATTCAAGCAGGACTTTGACGGACGTGTAGATATTATTCCGGTATCTGATCCTAACATTCCCAGCAACGCCCATCGTATGATGATGGCGAACATGGCTCTGCAAATGGCGCAGCAGTCTCCTCCCGGCATGTTCAATCTGGAGGAACTGAACAGAACAATTCTCAATGCAGCCAATATGCCCAATGTTGATCAGATACTTCCACCAAAGATTGAACCTAAACCGCTTGATCCTGTCTCGGATATCATGGCTGCTACCAAGGGTGTGCCTATTGCAGCCTTCCCCGGCCAGAACCATGATGCACATATACAGATTAAGATGGCGTATCTGCAAGACCCCCTAAACGGTGCAAACCCAATTATGGAACGTATTGCTCCGATACTTCAGGCAAATATTCAAGAACATTCTATTATGAAGTATCAGGAACAGATGAATGGTGTTACCGAGCAGATGATGCAGGGTGTTAATCCTGAAGAAGCCCAGAACCCTGCTGTTGTTGAAATGGTCATGGCACAGGCAGCACAACAGGTTCTTAACGCCAATCAGGCTGTGGGTATGGCGCAGTCTCCTGAACAGCAGCTTGTATCTCTGGAACAGGCCAAGGTTGAGCTTGAAAAACAGAAGCTACAATCTGATACTATGGTTCAGGCTGCTGAGATGGAACTGAAAACCAAGAAGCTTAAACTTGAAGAAGCTGATCAGATCATTGACCTTCTCAAGACCAATGCCAGTAATAGCATGAAAGAAGAAAAAGCGGAGCTTGATCGTCAAGCCAAAGAGCGTATTAAAGAACTGGATATTGAAGGCAAGTTAAATATTGAACAATTTAAAGTAACTGTTGAAAATGAAAAAGAAGTTGCTCAAACAATTAAAGATATGTTAGAAGCAAAAATGCAAGATGATAAAGAAATGGAAGAGAAAGCTCTTGAGGCTTTAACACAATTAGCAGTAATGCAGAAGGAGATGACTGATGATGAACAAGGGTAAGGGGTATCCTGAACACGTAAAGGATACTGGTAAAAGTTTTGGCGATGCCTATGCACAGGATGTAACAGGTGGTCGCAATGTTCGTTCTGTTCTTAATGAATGGGATGAATTTTCTTGGAAGGCTTCTGATAGCAAGAAGGGTTCTAAAAAGAAGTAGATGAATATTTGGGATGAAGTGGTTCAGGGGTTTAACGAAGAAATAAATAAACTTCGACTTACATTATCAAACGGTTCTGCGGAAGACTATTCGCATTACCGCCAAATAGTAGGGTCCATATCAAGTCTTGAGTGGGCCAGAGATAACTTAACAGACATAGTAAAAAAACGTATGTATATGGAGGACGACGAGTAGTAATGCAACAAGTAGGTTTAGGTGGCGCACTAAAAAATGATATGTGGATAACTGAGGATGACGCCCCCGATCCGAGTCCACTACCCACTCTGCCGGGATTTCACGTTTTAGTGCGCCCCGTTTCAGTAAAGAGTGTAACCAAAGGCGGTATTCTTATACCGGATTCAACCAAGGATGATATGTCATATCTCACCACTGTCGCACAGGTTCTAGCGTTAGGAGACTTGGCATACATGGATAAGGAAAAGTTTCCAGCAGGAGCATGGTGTAATGTAGGTGACTATGTATGCTATGGTAAACATGCAGGAACTAAACTGTTTTACAAGGGTATTCGTCTTATACTCTTGTTTGATGATCAGATCATTATGAAAGTAGAAGATGCCAAAGACCTTGATCCCACATTTAATCTGGGAAAAAGCTCTAACTAATTTGGGAAATCAATACTTTTGTGATATAATAATATAAACGTAATCGTTTGTGTCGTTAACAACGGAGAGTAAAATGTCAGAACAAGATGGCTGGAATGATATTGAAGTTCCAGAAGAAGATAAAATTGAAATTGAAATTGAACAGGGTGAGCCTGAAGAAGTTGAAGAAGAAGAGGCGCAGCCTGTAGTAGAAGCTAGGGAAGAGCCGAAAGAAGAAGAGATTAAGGAAGAGCCTCCTGAACTGGAGGGGATTCAAACCAAAGGTGCGGAAAAAAGAATACGTCAGCTTATTCGCCAACGCAAAGAGCGTGAAGAAGAAGTTGAACAACTATTAGAAACTAATAGAAAACTTACTGAAACATTAAAGCAAAAAGAACAAGAAGTTTTTAATGTTAGTAAAGATAGTCTTGAAGCATCTGAGAAACAGCTAACAGATAAGATTGACTTAGCTCGTCAGGCTTATCTTGAAGCATTTGAAGAAGGTGATAAAGAAAGAGTACTTAAAGCACAGGAAATGCTTAATGATGCTCAAGCCGATTTAAAGAACGTAACTTCAGTAAAGTCTCGTTACTCTGAAGAATATTCCGAGCCTGTTCAACAAGAGGCACAACCTCCTGTACCAAGACGCAGGGATAGGCGTGCAGAAGAATGGGCAAGTAATAATGAGTGGTTTGGTCAGGACAAAGTTATGACTGCCGCTGCTTTGGCAATCGATGCTGATCTAAAGGAGCAAGGATATGATCCAGATGATGAAGACTTTTATGAAGAAGTTAATAACAGGATTCAAGAAGCCTTTCCACACAAGTTTGGAGAGGTTCAGGAACGTGTGCAGGAAAACACGAACAAACCTGCTCAAGTGGTATCGGGGGCTTCACGCTCGTCTCCGAACTCAAATAGGAAGATTAAGCTTTCAAAAGAAGACGTAAATCTTGCTAATAAATGGGGTATCCCACTTGAAAAGTATGCCGCCGAAAAGCTGAAGGTAACTTCGGCTGATGGTGAATATACTGATATAAACATGTAAGCGTGGAGGAAAGAATATGACACGAAATGAATCACGTACCGAGAGTATGAGAGAACAGAATACCAGAGAAGAAGATTGGACCTTTGAAGAGCCAAATGCCCTTGATATCCCTGAAAACGTAAAAGCACGTTTCGATAATGAGGGTATGGCATTGCGTTGGATACGAGTCTCCCTTCAAGGCAAAGATGACATCACGAATGTTGGCAAGAAAATGCAAGCAGGATGGGTGTTCGTAACTCCTGATGAAGTTCCCGAAATGGCTCTAACATCCTTCGTGAGGGATGAAGGCAGGTATCAAGGCTCCGTGTGTCGAGGTGATGTAGCCTTGGTTAAAATGCCAGCCGGAAAAGTGAATGCTCGTAGGAAATTCTATGAAGATAAAGCAAACGATCAGATGGAAGCTGTCAACGCCCAGTTGATGAAAAACTCTGATTCACGCTTTCCCATTTCCAATACGAGTCGTTCTGTCACAACAAAGGGAAGGCAACCGTCCTTTCAGGACTAACTTCCCCAACTAAGGAGATGAAACATGTCTACTACTAAAGCATTTCGTGGTTTCATTCCTGCTCGTAAGAAGGGTGGCGGCTACAACAATGAAGCCGTGACCGACATGATTACTCTGACCTCAACGGGTCAGGCTCAGTCGCCCTCCAACAGCATCTTTACCGGCGATCCGGTGGTGCTTCCCGGTGCGAACTTTGCAACGATTTCTCCGTATATCGCTGCAACGCTCAAGCCGTCTGGAGTGTTCATGGGTTGTCAGTATGTTGAAAATGGCGAGCAGAAATTCTCCCGGTATTGGCCGGGTGGAGTGTCAGCCACGGACATTAAATTCTTTGTAATCACTGATCCCGATCAGACGTATTACATTCAGGCTTCTCTGTCGCTGTCGGCGGCTGAGTTGGCTATTGTCAAAAACTACAACGTAACCGTTAGCTCCACTGCCTCTTCGGGCAGCACGACTACGGGTCAGTCAAGCTACTATCTGGACGGTGCGTCCGGTACGGAAGCTGCCGCTGCCGTTCGTGTGATTGGTAAAGCTCAGTTCCCTGACGAAAAGGACTCTGATGCTTATCCGATTGTGGAAGTATGGCTTAACCATCACCGTGATCGTTTTGTAACGGCCACGGCGTCAACGGCTTAATAGGGAGGATTTATCATGGCTATTAATAGAGCTAGTATTAGTAAAGAACTCCTTCCCGGTCTTAACGCCGTTTTTGGGATGGAGTATGGAGAGGTTAATAACGAACATGAGCCTCTCTATGAGATTGAAAACTCTGATCGTGCCTTTGAAGAAGAAGTTCTCTTCACGGGCTTCGGCACCGCCCCGACCAAGGGTGAAGGTGCATCGGTTTCTTATGATGACGCACAGGAAAGCTACACGGCCCGTTATACGGCGGAAACCGTTGCGCTTGCTTTTGCCGTCACCGAAGAAGCGATGGAAGACAATCTTTATGACACGTTCGCTAAACTTCGTGCAAGGGGTCTAGCCCGTGCAATGGCGAACACGAAGCAGGTGAAGGCTGCTAACATCTACAACAATGGTTTCTCTGATACCATTGGTGATGGTGCTGCGTTCTTCTCCGCTTCTCACCCGACGATTTCTGATGGTAATCAGTCCAACCTTCTTGGTGCGGCTGACCTGTCAGAAGCAACTCTTGAAACTGCGCTTACCTCCATTCAGAAGATCAAGGATGATCGTGGTATTCTGATTGGTGCAAGTGCTGTTTCTCTGCATATCCCGGTTGATTACTGGGCGGTTGCAGATCGTGTTCTTTCGTCTCCCGGTAACACTCAGACGAGTGCTGCTGATGCGAACCCGAACACGAACGCCATCAACGCAACCCGTCACATGGGCATGGTTCCTGAAGGTTACTTCATTAACCGTCGCTTCACTGACACGGATGCGTGGTTTGTCAAGACGGATGTACCGAACGGCACGAAAATGTTTGTGCGGTCGCCGCTTCAGACCAAGATGGAACCGGACTTCGATACCGGCAACCTTCGGTTCAAGGCCCGTGAGCGTTACAGCTTCGGCGTCTCGGATTGGCGTGGCTGGTTTGGTAGTGCTGGTTAATCAGCAAAATAAGGGAGGGTGGCTTCGGCCACTCTCTTCTTATTCTTAAAGGAGAAATAAATGGCTACAAATATTAAAGTTGCAATAGCTACTGGTGATGCCGTTCTTAAATATGTTGAAGATGATACGACTGTAGGGAGCAATGGAACTGCTGATGCTAATATTCCAAGCACCACTCGCATCATGGCTATTCATGCTGTAGCGTCTGCTGCTGGTTCCTATTCAATTAAGGGCCAACGTCAGATTACAAATAAGACTGCTGAAGGTACAGCTATTAAGTTTCAGGTAGCAGCTAACGAAGCCAGTGATATCTATATCGGGGATATGGGTGTTGCGGTGTATGGTGTGGTCAGTGTTTCTGGTCCCACTGATGGTTGTGTTCTAACTGCTATGCTTGGCTAGTTATGCCTAACTATGCATACTTAAAAACAGACCTAATTAATACGACTGAAAATGATTCAACGGAGTTTGCCACGCAAATTCCTTACTTCATTACCAAAGCAGAATTTCGTATTACAAAAGACCTTGATGATGTAGGTCTGGATGAATTTACGACTGTTTCAGTTTCATCAGGGAATGCAGGTGCCGTTCCGCTGAATGATCGTGTACGCATTGTTCGTAACGTAAACTATACTGTAAGTACAGGAACCACTGTAACTAATTTGCTGCAACGTACCACTGAGTATGCAAATGATTACTGGCCTGTAAGTGCATCCACAGGCACCCCCAGATATTATTCACGGCGTACTAACTCCAGTATTAAGATAGTACCCACACCAGTTTCGGCAACCACTGTTGAAATACAGACGGCATCACAGCCGCTTGCACTGGCATCGGCAACAGGCACAAGTGTTACAACCAGTAACTACTTTAGTGAATACTGCTATAATGCCTTATTTTATGGTTGTCTCATAGAAGCCACCATGTACATGAAGGATTGGGAAACTCTTCAGGTATGGCAAGCGGAATATCAAAACGCAATTCAAACTCTTCGTAATCAGGCTCGCAGAACTAGACAGGATGATATGGAAGTTGCAGCTTCTCCTGCTGGCGGTCCTAATACAATTACACAAGCAGGATCATAAGGAGCAAGTTAATGTCTGTAGATTATAAAAAACAAACACATAAAAGTAAAGGCGAAGCTGGAAAAAAACCTCACCCTTCTGGAATGTCGCCTCATAGTGGTGCTAGAAAAAACAAATTAACAAAAGCACTTAGAGAAAGGGAGAAAGAGGTAGCTCAAAGAAAAATGGACAAAAATAAACCTCGCCCTAAGAAAAAACCTACACCTCCTGAAGTACCAACTATTAAACCTAAACCGGGACCATTTAAAATACGTGTGGGAAAAGGTAAAGAAGACCCAACTGATACAGAACTAAAGTCTGAGTTTTTAAACAGTTTAAAAAAGAAAAAATATGGCGGTAAGATAAACTATCGTATGGGTGGCGGTCAAGTAGTTGACTCTAGTTATGACTAATCGCTCCAGTATTAGGAAACAAGTTACTCGCCCCGGTAAGAAAAAAGTTAAGAAAGTAATGGGCGAATATAAGAAGGGAAAACTTAAACTTCCCTCTGGTAAAAAAGTTAAGAATAGGAAACAAGCTATAGCCATCGCACTTAGCGAGGCACAACGTAAGAAACGCAAAAGGAGAAGTTAGATGCCGGGACCACATACACTTATTAAACGGCCCCATGACCTTGATGAGATTGTAGGTCGTCCTACAGGCCAAGGCTATGGCGCTGCACGTAAAGGACCACAAGTAAAAGGACCGCCTCAAGATGTTGTAGTTGATGAAGACTACACTCAGGGTAAAACCTTTAAAGTAGAGGATTGAGCCATGTCGGGTAGAGGTGCAAAAGACCCAAGAAAAACTTTAACTCCTGCACAACGTCGTAAAGCATCAATGGATCGTCGTGCAAAAGAAGAAAAAGAAAGCGGACGAAGGGTTACACCTGCTGGTGGTGCTGGTCTTATTATTGGTTTTGTTCCCGGCGCTGGAAAAGCGGCTAAAGGTGTATATAAAGTAGGAAAAAAAGTATATAAAACTTTTGCTGCTGCTAAAAAAGCTAATCCAAAAGCTAAACCTAATAAATTAGTTCAACAACTTCAGAAGAATGAAGCAGAAGCTGCTAAAATGGGTAAAGGTCCAGCTAAACCTAATATGTCTCGTACAGAAAAAGTTTTACGAGTTGCTGCTGATCAGGGAAAACCAACTAATGTTCTTCGTACTGGAACCCGTCGTAAACCCGGTCTTAATTTACAAGATAAAAGAACTGGTAAGCTAACAGGTGTTTCAAAAAAAGATCAACGCATAGGTCAAGGCATTGGTGATATGGCTAAACCCGCCTCCCGTGCTGCTGGTGTAGTTGCTGCCTCTGCTGCTGCTGGAGATAAAAAACCTGCACCCAAAAAAGCAGCAGCGGTTAAAAAACCTGTAGTTGAAACTGCTCCTAGACCTGTGAAAAAACCTCCTGTACCTAATGCTAAAAAAGAATCAAAGCCAAAACCAAAGCCAGTTGATAGTGGACGAAAGAAATATAACAAGGGCTTTGAAACAATGAAAGAATATTTTGTTGATGATATGTCTGGTCGTAAGTCTAAAGTCAAAACACCCCTTGGAACTATTGATATAGACACTACTGATAAAGGTATGGCTTTTGAAGAGTTTGATTCCAAGTATGGTGGTCAGATTAAAGGCACGGTAAAACGTCGCATGGGTGGACAGGTACGAGGTTACGGTAAGGCTCTGCGTGGTTACTAAGGGGGGTTGATATGTCTAGAGAAAAAATTCAAGCTCAACGTAAACAAAATAAAGAAACAGCACAATTAATTGCTTCTTTAAAAGGAGTTACTGGCGATAAACCTACAGACATAAAACCCACTAAACGTAAAAAACGTAAAAAGAAGAAATCTACTTCTGCTATTTTAAAAGAAGTTGGTAATCTTTTTGCAAAAAGTGGGCCAACAGGTAGTGAAGTTCAAAGCTTAGAAGATTATGTTTCTGGATATGGAAATCCAATAGGTGCTGGACCTGCTAATGTTAGTGATGTTGCAGGGGCAGGTTATAGTACTTTCAAAAAAGGCGGTCGTCTTAAAAAAACTAAAGTAAAAAAACGTGCTGCGCTCCGAGGACAACGCTCCGAATTAAGAGGATCATAATATGGCTTCTAATAAAAAACGTAAAAAAGACAACGAAGAAGAAGAAGAAGAAAAAACTTTAGTGGAACTTCTTCTTGAAAAGGAATTAGAAGACAATGAAACACCAATAGCTAAAGCTGTTCCCGGTGATGTGCTACCTTCCCCACAACAACCAATGATGCAACAAGGCGGTGGTGGTGGAGGCGGAAGCAGTTTTTTAGGAACAGTTCTTCCTATGGCTGCTAAAATAGGAATGGGATATCTAACAGGTGGGGGAAGTACTTTTGCATCTGGATTTGCCGGTGCGCCCGCACTTGGTTTTGAAGAGGGCGGTCAGATAAAAAAGAAGACTAAGAAGACCAAGAAGAAAAACAAAAGATATGTTCGTGGTGTAGGTGCTGCTAAACGTGGATATGGTAAAGCTACCTATTCTAAAAAAATGTATTAATGAATAAAGAGTTTTTTAAAAAATATAATAAGTCTGTAGAAGAAGGATACGATGACTATACATTAATTGATTACAGTCAAATTAAACCTGACAGAACTGATTATAAAAACTTTGATAACTACTGGCAAGAACTTTGTAACTATCTAACTAACAAATACAGGTACACATATGGCAGTAAAGAAAAAAAGAAAGCCTAGCAATATGAAGGGCATCACCATTGGTCGAGGCATGAAGCGGCCTACCAAGGCTGGTGCTGGTATGACCAAGAAGGGTGTTGCCAAGTATCGTAGGCAGAATCCCGGTTCTAAACTCAAGACTGCTGTAACTGAAAAGAAACCTACAGGCAAACGTGCAGCAAGGCGCAAGTCATACTGCGCTAGGTCTGCTGGACAAATGAAAAAGTTTCCAAAAGCTGCACGCAATCCTAATAGCAGATTAAGACAAGCTCGTAAACGGTGGAGATGTAGATGAAGAAAGCTGTAGATGCTCCCAAAGGATATCACTGGATGAAATCTGGAAAGGGTTTTAAACTTATGAAGAATCCTGCTGGTGGTTACAAACCTCATAAAGGTGCTTCCAAGAAAGCCAGCTTTGAAGTTCAGAAGATACATAAGAAATGATTAAGCGTAAGAAAGGCGGTACAGCCACTAAACGTGACCCAAAGAAGTGGGCAGCAGCAAAGGCCAGAGCAAAGCGTAAGATGGGCGGTAAGCACTCTGCCAGAGCCATGCAGCTTGCTGTTAAGTATTACAAGGATGCTGGTGGAACGTATAAAGGTAAGAAGAAAAAAAGTAATAAACTTTCAAAGTGGAGCAAGCAGAAATGGCGAACAAAGTCAGGCAAACCCTCTGGCAAGACAGGAGAGCGTTATCTACCGGAGAAAGCGATCAAGTCTTTGTCGGCAAAGGAATATGCAGCGACCACCAGAGCAAAGAGAAAAGGGACTGCTGCCGGGAAGCAGTTCGTGAAGCAGCCCAAAAAGATAGCACGGAAAACAAAAAGGTATAGAACCTAATGGCAGTCTCAGGTACATATGATTTTAACCTTGATATAGATGAGGTTATACAAGAAGCTACGGAAATGATCGGGGGTGAGGATACTCTTGGTCACGAACCTGCTTCTGCACGTCGATCTGTAAATTTAATGTTGCGGGATTGGCAAAACCGTGGTATACTATTATGGACTACAAGTGTATCTTCTCTTACTGTAACTGCAAGTACTACTTCTTATGATCTATCTTCTTCTACTATAGATGCTCTTGAAGTTGTTCTTAACAGAGATGATACAGATATTAAACTAGAACGTATAACACCTGAAGAGTTTTTGCTTATTCCTAATAAAACACAGACCGGAAGATCATCTCAGTATTCTATCAGGAGGGGCAGGGATAACCCCGTTCTTTCTGTATGGCCTATTCCTGAGAACTCCACAGATGTTTTAAAGATTGAAGTATTTAGCGAACTTACAGATGTAAATAAATCAGCAGGTCAGAATGCTGATGTTCCTAAAAGGTTTTTACCCTGCCTTACGGCGGGACTTTCTTATTATATGGCAATGAAGCGTCCGCTTGTTGCTGAAAACAGAATTATGATGCTGAAGACAAACTATGAAGAGTGTCTTGCCAGAGCTATGCAGGAGGACAGGGAAAGAGCTTCAATGCGTGTTGTGCCAAAACTAAGGTACATCTAATGGCTAGTAATAAAAACGCACTGGCTATGTGCGACGTATGTGGATTTGTATATCCGCATCGCACTATGAAAATGAACAGTTATGGGATGCTGGTATGTCCCGAAGACTTTGAAGGACAGTTTGATCTGAAGAACCATCCTCAAAATCATGTGCCTGATGTGAGAGATAATCCAGCTATTCTCAATCCTCGTCCAGATACGGGCGGTAGAAATCTTACATGGAGTCAGGCTAGCACAGCGTGGGGATCAACGGAGAAGTATTGGAATCTAATATGACTGATTTAACAAGCCAACT